TTCTGCATGGTGGCCGCCTCCACGCCGAGTTCGGCCGCCATCAGCGCCGCCGCGCGCGCCGGCCAGTTCACCCAAGCATCGCGCTCCTCGCGCGCCAGCCGGAACACGACCGCAACCGCCCGGGCGCGGTCGACGAGTTCTCCCTTGAGCTTCTGAAGCCGGATGCGCCGCTCCTGGGCCTTCAGCACCTCATTCGCGGTCTTGGCCTGCAGGAAGGTCGTGCCGCTGCCGACGGGTGGCGCGGCAAGCCCTTGTTCCCGCAGAGTGTCGCCAACGGCGGACACGGCCGCGTCGGGGACAGGTTTCAGCTTCGGCGCGGGCGGTTTCCGGGTCTTGGACGGGTCCGTCATCGCCGCCCGGCGTGTATCGCTCGCCTCTGCGTCGATGCTGCCATCCTCATGGAGGACCAGCCGTCCCGCCGCCTTCGCCTTCTGGATCGCGCCCCGCGAGAGACCGACGCGCGCGGCGTATTGGCGCTCGCTCATGCCTAGCATCGGTCGCTCCGATTATCATTCAGATTCATGTGCTTATTGAGTTGATAAGCAGCGCGACCGGAGCGAACGTCACTCCAACGACGCGATGCAACTCGACCACGGAGCCACCACGATGACCCGCTGCACACAGGACAACACGAAGGCCCTCGACGCCTTCCTCGCCGCCAAGTTCGAGATCGACGCGATGCTGGAACGCCTCGCTGCTCTCAGCGCGGACCACTTCGAGGTCCACCCCGACGAGATCCACTGGGGCCATGTCGGCACCCTGAACCACTACAGCGCCAGACTGCGGGAGATCACCGATATGGCGTTCTGCGAAGGCGAACACGCCGAGTAGTGCCAGCCTCTCCGAAGCCTGCCCGCCGCGAGGCGGGCTTGGGGTCGTAGAAGGGCCGCGATGGGCGCGGCCCCGACCATGGAGACGACCCCGATGACCCAGCTTTCCGACACTCAAGCCGTGATCCTCAGCGCTGCTGCTCAGCGCGACGACGGCAACGTCCTGCCGCTGCCCGGTTCCCTGCGCGGAGGCGCCGCCGTCAAGGTGGTGGGCGCGCTTCTCTCTCGCGGACTGGTCGCGGAAACGGTGACCGACAGCCAGACGAAGGCCGACGCCGCGCTCAACCGCATCTGGCGCAACGACGAGAACGGTTGCGCCATCCTCCTGCACATTACCGACGCTGGTCTCGCCGCCATCGGCATCGAGCTGGAGGGGCCCGACACCGCGCTCACGGACGCCAACGAAACGCCGAGCGCGGACGCCCCGGAGAACACCCCGCGTGAGAGCGATCCCGCGCCCAAGGCGCGCACGCGGCGCGAGGGCACCAAGCAGGCTACCCTGATCGCCATGCTGCGCGCACCGGAAGGCGCGACCATCGCGGAGATCATGACCGCGACCGGCTGGCAGTCGCACACGGTGCGCGGCGCGATGGCCGGGGCGCTGAAGAAGACGCTCGGGCTCGAAGTGACTTCGGAGAAGATCGAGGGACGCGGACGGGTCTACAGGCTTCCACCTGTCTGAAGGCCGAAGCGTCGAACCGGATGCGCCGCCCTTCGGCGCGGCGGTTTACGTTTCGGCACAGCCGTGATATGCGCGTTCCCGCGAAAATCATCCCGACTTCGACCCTCATCGCTGGTTCTTCATTCGCGGCCCTCCGGACCGCAGGCATTCGCATGTCTGCAAATCCCGGAGGACGAATGATGAACTACAAGCGCAAGAAATCCCGAACCAGAAGCAGGAGCGTCGGCGCGTTCCCGAACGGAACGCCGTCGCACTGGAACATCCTTTTCCACAGCCGTCCGCGCCGCCGCCGCAACGCCCGGACGATCACCCGGCTGCTGCACGGCGCCGATCCCGATACGCTGATCTGGGATCTCGGCAACCACAAGCCGCACAAATACTACTGGTGATGCCATGACCAATGTTTCCACCGATCACGGCACGGTCCTGCCATCAGGCTCCTCCGCCCTCGTCGTCTCCGCCGAGGGCGAGCTGTCCTTCTATCTGCCCGACAATCCGCTGGATGCACCGGTCCCGCACCTGGTCCAGCTTCTCGTGGCCGTGCTGATGCGGAGTGAGGACGAGGACTGGGTGGAGGAGATGCTCGGCATCTTCGAGGATCAGTCCCGGAACTGACCGCTGACCCGGATCGCCTCGAACAGCCTCCGCAGCAGGAAGCTGCGCAGAATCGAGACGACGGTGAAGATCGCCCCGATCGCCAGCGCGTTGTCGAGACGCGCGGGCAGGCCAAACCACGGGAAGACCATCAGCTGGGTCGCAACCGCGACGCCATAGCCGACGGCCACGTTGGTGATGGCTTCGACCAGCGACATGAGGCGCGACTGCCTCATGCCGGCACACCTTCACCTTCGTCCATCGGCCAGCAATTCAGCTGCGAGAGTTCTGAGCGCATGCGCCGCAACCAGCGGGACCACTCCGTTCCCGCAGAGCCGAAGCCGGTCCACCCGGTGGGCCAGCCCATCAGCGCCTCGACGAACAGCGGGTTCAAGGTTCGGCGCGCATCGGAGGTATCGCTCCCAGCCATAGGTGTCACCAGGACCTGGCGGCCAAGCAGGCCGTTCACCGGCGTGTTCGCCAACGTCGTCGCCCCATCCTTGTGGTCGCGCGCCGTCGGCGTCATCCATATCCCCGCCGCATGGGTCAGGTCGGCACTCCTGCGGTTGCCAGCGCTCGGCTTGCAGCCGTTGCTCGCCATCGGCGTCGGCCAATCCCGCGCCATCCGGTCCAGACCCTTCTCGTCGCGCCTGTCGCCACCTCGACTGCGAAAACTGTCGGTCTGCGGCGTCGGCCACATCGCCGCCGTCGTTGCGAGGTTCATCCCGTGCTGACCCGCTTCCTGCGATGGCGTCGGCTTCGTCTGCCGGTTCTCGTTGGCGCTGGCGCGGGGCGTCGGCCAGAGCTGCAGCAATTCGGTCCGGTTGCCGCCACTCGACCGGGTTCCAGAGCAGGCGCGCGGGGTCGGCCAGTTCGTCTCCCTCGCGGATGGCGAGGATGAAGAGCCGCTCACGCTTGTGGGGCGCGCCGACTTCCGACGCCGTGAAGAGGCCTGCCGCAAGGCGGTAGCCCATGCCGACCAGTCCTGCGGCGACTTCGGGGAAGCCGAGGCAGAGATGATGGGCGACGTTCTCGAGGAAGACGAAGGGCGGCTCGACCTCGCCAATGATCCGGGCGACATGTGGCCAGAGGTGGCGCGGGTCATCCGCGCCCCGGCGTTTGCCCGCGACGGAGAACGGCTGGCACGGATAGCCCGCAGTGACGATGTCCACTGCGCCGCGCCACGGGCGGCCGTCGAAGGTTCCAACATCGTCCCAGACAGGCGCCGGATCCAGGGCCGCGTCTTCCATCCGCGCCACGAGGACGGCTGCGGCGTAGGTTTCCCGTTCGACATGGCCCACAGTACGATATCCGGGGATGGCGACGGCGAGCCCGAGATCGAGCCCGCCAGCGCCGGAGCAAAGCGAGAGGCCGAACAGGCATGCGTCTGCGGTTCCGGAAGTGCATCCGGAGGAAGGTAGAGCCAGGTCATGCATGTCACGCGGCTATTTCGGGTTCGGTTTCAGACGCGGCCGGGGCATCCCCAAGCCGCTCGGTCCTCACCTGCGCGAATGTCCGACCGTCGCCGTCGAGGATCGCTTCGCGACCCGTTTCGGCCTGCCAGCGCTCCACGGCCACATCGACATAGGCCGGGCTGATCTCCATCGCAAAGACGCGCCGACCATTGGCTTCGCCCGCCATGATCTGCGAGCCGGAGCCCGAGAAGGGCTCGTAGCAGAGCCCGCCGCGCGCCACGTGCTGGCGCATCGGGATCCCGAAGGCGTCGAGCGGCTTCGGCGTCGGATGGTCGGGCCGCTCGTCCCTCGCGAAGCTCGGCATCTCCCAGGTCGAGGGCAATGTCTCGTCCGCCACCTTCGGCGGTCGGTTGGGGCGCCGCCAGCCCATGAAGCACGGCTCGTGCTTCCAGAGGTAATGCGAGCGGGTCAGGACGCCCCGGTCCTTCACCCAGATGATCTGCTGGTGAACGAAGGCGCCGGCCTTCTCCCAGCAGGCCTCCAGCATCGCCTGGCGACGCGAGGCGTGCCAGCAGTACCAGGCGGCATCCTCGGTGATCGCCTCGGCGATGGCAGCGGCGATGAAGCCGTCGTAGAGGTCCGCGCCCTGCGAGCTGTCGTCCCAGGTCACGCCGTAGGACTGGCTCCAGTCCTTGTTGCGCGTCGGGTGGTTGGAGCCGTCATAATCGACGAGATACGGCGGGTCGGTCGCGAACAGCACTGCGCGCTCGCCGTTCATCAGGCGGCGGACATCGGCATGGGAGGTCGCGTCACCGCAGAGCAGACGATGCTCACCGAGGATCCACAGATCGCCGGTCCGCGAGGCCGGGTTGCGCGGCGGTTCGGGGATGGTCACCGGGGGCACGCTGGCACCGCCGCCTTCCTGGCCATCGCCCTCCTGCACATAAGCTAGCAGCTTGTCGAGCTCGCCGTCGGAAAACCCGACCAGCGACAGGTCGAAGTCCTCGGCCAGCAACTCGTTCAACTCGGCCGAGAGCAGCGCCTCGTCCCAGCTTCCCAGTTCCGTCAGCTTGTTGTCCGCGATGCGGTAGGCCCGGCGCTGCGCCTCGGTCAGATGCCCGAGCACGATCACAGGCGCCTCGGTGAGCCCCAGCTGCGTCGCGGCAAGCACGCGCCCATGGCCTGCGATCAGCTCCCCGTCCTCGGCCACGAGGCAGGGCACGGTCCAGCCGAACTCGGCCATGCTGGCGGCGATCTTCGCGACCTGGTCTGCCCCGTGCACCTTCGCGTTCTTCGCGTAGGGCTGGAGCCTGGCCAGCGGCCACATCTCGATCCGCTCGGGAGCGAAGCTCAGCGTCATGGGCAAGGCGTTTCCGTCGTGCGGGTGGATTGCCGGCTGGCTTCCGGACTCCGGATGCCGCGCTGGACTCCACGCGGGATCCAGCGGCGTCCGGCCACCAGGCCCGAAAGCCAGCATTCATTGGGGTCTGCGCGGGGTTCCGGCGGCTCCGACTTCCGGGTGGCTTCCCAAAAATCCGGCCCTGCCGCTGGCGATGCGCCGCGCTTCGCCCGCCAGCATACGGTTTTCGCGAGGAAGGACCCGCGAATTCGCCTGACGTGCCGGCTTCGGCGCGAGGCGCATCAATGCGAAGGGGAGAGCGAGCCCTTCGGCGCACTCTCCCCATCTTGTCCTTCG